CAAATTCATTTTATTTTCAAAATGTTTTTTATTTATTAGTAAACGTTCTTTTTGATCTTCAAAATCCTTATCATCGATAATTTCATTTATTAATTGGTATCCTTCCTCTATTTGATTTGTCCAAAAACAAGAAACAGACAATTCATCATTTACATATTTTCCATAATTCTTTTTGTTTACAAACAATATATATTTGGTTAATACTGATGTTAAATCTTTATTATATGCTTCCTTTAAATAATCATAACCTACAATACAATTGCTTTTCTCATTGAAATATTTACCTAGAATGAAATAAGGTTCGGCTCTGTCTGGAAAAATATTCATTGCCTTTTCAAATTGTATTTTAATTTTTGTCTCATCCATTTTCAAATGAATCATACACATACCTATACGTAAAATAGATTCAAAATATTCTTCAGACCATGTATCTTTTAATTTTGTATATAAAGTATACCATTGTATAGCTTCTTTAAAATATCCTGCATCCATGTAACTTTGACCAGTATAAAACACAGAACGATTCATTAAATTGTGCGGGTCATCAAATAAATTATCAAAAAATTGATCCTTTAATTTTAAAGCATCATTAATATATTTATTTGGATCAAATTTGCGAGATCCTCTCTCATTATTATCTACCCATAACTCATTATTTATAAATATATCTGATGTAGTTGTATTTGTTTTATCGATACATTTAATTATATTATGAGCAACACCTAGATAAATCCATTTGATTTGATTATTATATAAACTACTTGTTTTAAATTTACAGGATCCTCTTATGTAATTGAAATGATAAATATCATCATTTGAATCAATTAATAATTCCTTATTAAATTCACCTACTAAAAAATCATCCGCATCCAAGTGTAAAACAAAATCTGTTTTTTTATACGCTCTTTCGAACATTAATGTTTTATTCTTATCAAACCCTTTCCATTCATCTATAAAAAGCTCTCCTGGAATGTTTTTTTCTTTAAAAAATTCGGTTACAATAGTACATGTGTTATCTGAAGACCCCGTATCACAAACAATCCAATAATCAATAAATTTATATACTGATTCTAATGTGTTTCTGATACAATGTTCTTCATTTTTACACATGGTAATAAAACAAATTGTTGGTGTAATATCATTCATTATTGAATATTCTAATTTTAAACCTTTATATTATTTGTATTGTGATGTTATAAAAATATTTTTCTCATTAAATAGTCGGAATAAATTCCCAATCCAATTCTTCACATATCTTCTTCCAAATAATATCTTGTTCCACTCTTTTCTCTCGATCTTTCAACATTGGAAAATCTTCTAAATATTGTGTTTCTCCTAATAATTCACATAATTTGTAAGCGGTATAATAATAATTCAAAAAATTGACTCGATCATCTGGACAAAATTTCGAATATGGCGCCTGTAATTCCACAAATAAATTACACAAAATTTCTTCCAATTCTTGAGTCATTACAGGTGGTTTCATTCCTAATTTATCTTTAATAAACGGAATATGCTCATAATATTTATTATAACCTAATTTTTTCAATATTTCCTTGGTTTTATTATTGGTTAATTGAGACATTTCAATTCTCTCTTTTTTGACTTGCAGTTTAATATTTTCAACCACTTCGATAGGTATTTGAGTCGTTTCCTTTCCTTGAAATTGCGCCAAGATTTCCTTAAAATGATTGATTCTTTTATAAGCATAAAAACAAACTTCTTTAGGAGGTTCTTTATAAGAAGGTTTTTCATTTTCTATCAAGTATTGTGTATTTCTTGAACATTGATTGCATAATAAAACACCTTCATCTTCTAGTGGTATTAATTCACCTTTAAAACAATAATTGCAAATGTCGGTTTGTTGTACGAACAACTGTACATCGATAAAATGTTCATCGATACTGCTCAAATATTTTTGAACAATATTACTGTTGGATTGATTGTCTTTATCTTGAAGATCTTGTTCTTTTTCTTTGATTTTAAAAAAAGAGGCGACCAATTTACTTTTACTACTACTATTTTGATTCGATGTATGATTTCCCATGGAAATATTTTTTTTATTTTCAAAATAATCGAAAATTAATTTAGAATGATCTAAAAAATATTCTTTCTTTTTATTTTTTAACTCTTGTATCGTTTCATTGATTTCTTTGATTCGATCAATAATATCTAATTTTTGTTCAACTGTGAGATTTTCTTCTTTTTCAACCAATTCTTGTTTCAAATTCTTTTTTTCTTCTTTTAGTAAAGGTATCACATCTTTTTCATCTTTTGAAAAATTATTCATAATTTCTTTATGTTTTCCATCTAATGTAGTAATATTTTTTTTACTTACCTTTATTTTTTTCATTGGTTTAGGCTTAAAATTCGGCATTGTGATAATGAAATAAATAAATTTACGATTATTTGTTTAATTGAAAATTTTTTAATTATATATTTATATATTTAGTAACGTTAAAAAATATTTTTCATTTTCTATTTTTATATTATTGTTACTATGGAATTAACCTTGAATCTTGAATCCTTGAAAGATTTGGAAAAAGAAAATTTTAAAATCAATGCTATTCAGTTTCAAAAAATGATATTTTTATATAATGCTTTAGACGATGGTTGGAGCATCAAAAAAAACAATGATTCTTATATTTTTTCTAAAAAACATGAAGGCAAAAAAGAGGTGCTGAGAGAAGATTATTTGCTTCGATTTATGAAGGCAAACATAGATTACAATAAAATCATTTCATAATTGTATCCATATTTTATCGAATTTATAAAATTAATTAATTTAAATTTCATAAATTTTTTTTCTTTAGCAATATTATAAAAAAATGGGAGGTGGATTAATGCAACTCGTCGCTTACGGCGCTTAACCATTACTGGGCGCCAACAGTGAGCTGCTATTATGGGTCGTATATCACCATAATAGGTAAACAGTGTAAATATACGAATTGAATATTTACCATTTTATTCAATTATATAACTCGCTAGTAAAACAATGAAATTTATTGTTTTGCAAGATTGTCAAATTGTCGGGAACTTCCTTAGAGCTTTAGCTACTTCTTATATATTGGTGACATGTATAATACCGCAGGTTAATGGCCGACGGCATAGTAAAAACGCTAAAGATTGGATGATCCGCAGCCAAGTATCTTATATCATTTCCACCTTTAAAAAAGGTGGAGCCAAAATCCTTAAAATAATTATGAGTTTTGTTTTTAAAAGATTTCTAATAGAAATTTATATTATCATTTCTTAAAGACTCTCTAATAGGATTTGGCTCCACCTTTTTCACGAAGTTATGAAAGGTGGAAACGACAGATATAAGATAAAGGTTCAACGAGTAGACGGCAATCGGGAATTAATGATGGTTCTAGTCAAACCTGAAATTTCTTAAGGTGTACTCTGACCCTAATAGAAATATTAGGGATTACATCGCAGGATGTTTACCTTAAAAACCTGTAGGGTAGAAAAACGTCGGGGAATATCAAAAAAATACGATATTCACAAAGCCCTTTGTGGATGCTTTTATATAAAAAAGTACCACTGACGTTAATCAGGGAAATTAGCTTATAGTTAATTTGAAAAACCCTGGTGAGAAAATCAAACTGCTTGAAACCCCTAAAGCTTATTCTACTAAACCATTTTTGTGAGAAAATGGCGGCCAAGACAAAGAACTTGGGTACAGTAAAAATGAATAAGATGAGAATATCATTATTACATAGATAATGGAATCGAAATGGGCAATGAGCATCCAAGCTTCTTTAATTTAATCCATTTTTAACAATATAAATATAAAAAATGCACCTAATAAATATAAAATGATAAGTGAAATAGAACCAAAATTGTGTGATAAATGTTCGCAATCCAAACCAATCGACAAATACAGAAAATACTGTGGAAATTCTTATTCAAAAACATGTAAAAAATGTTTGAATGAAATAGATAAAATAAGAAAGAAAAATCTTAGACAAAAAAAAGCAGAAACTCATTTAGCAAAATGTGAAAAATGTAACGAAGAAAAAACGTTAAAGGATTTTTCAAAGCTTAAAAAGTTTTATAAAAAAAAGATTTGTCTTTCTTGTTATCCAATTTTTTTAAAAGAACAGAAAACAGAATGGTGCCGAAAAGAAAGAATTTCGAATATTAATTATCGATTAAAAAAATCTCTAGCAGCCCGTTTAAGAACCGTTCTTATTAAAAATGATTCCACCATGAATTATATAGGTTGCAACATTCAGTATTTGAGAGAATGGTTTGAATATAATTTTACTTCAGAAATGAATTGGGATAATTATGGTTCCTATTGGTCCATTGATCATATTATACCTGTGTGCAAATTTGATTTAACTGTAGAAGATGAAAAATGTAAATGCTGGAATTGGTCGAATTTAATGCCGGTAACAGTAAATTACAATTCATCTAAAAAAAAAATAGATATGAATCAAATGAATAATATTGTAAAAAAAATAGAAAAATTTAAAGAAGAAGGTTCAACGACTAAATGGTTTTCGAAAGAATTTATATTAAATCTAGAAATGGTTGATAACTTAAAACCAATATGAATTCTTTTTGAGATATAGTCTAATCCTTATTGAAAAATAAGGTAGAGGAAATGTACAGGTAATCCTCAAATTACTTTCTGGAAAGTAACATATCGTAGATATACTAACTTTGCTATTGAATCAATTGAACAAACATTCAATGGTCAAGCAGATTTCGGACGTCGTGTCCAATGTACCATCAGTAGAAACGGTGATCTTGCTTACCGTACCTACTTACAAGTAACAGTTCCAGAAATCAACCAACTTATGGGTATTGGTGCTTTCGCTGCTGGTCAAGGCAGTGGAGTTTATGCTCGTTGGTTAGATTTCCCAGGAGAACAATTAATCGCACAAGTTGAAGTTGAAATCGGAGGTCAACGCATTGATCGTCAATATGGTGATTGGATGCACATCTGGAACCAACTTACCATGAGTGCTGAACAACAACGTGGATATTTCAAGATGATTGGTAACACCACTCAACTTACCTTCATCACTGATCCATCTTTCTCTGATGTTGATGGTCCTTGTGACTCCTTAGCACCACGTCAAGTTTGTGCTCCTCGTAACGCTCTTCCTGAAACAACCCTTTATGTTCCACTTCAATTTTGGTTCTGTACCAATCCTGGTTTAGCATTACCTTTAATCGCCTTAAAAACTGCAGGGCAGAAAAGCATCCAACCTAAAACATATGAGAACTGTTTTAGGGAAAATTTGTTCGGGGCTCATAATGATTCATTGAATCATCACCAGATGCTAGTCTCCTGTTACTAAAGATGTAACAGTGGGCAACAAGACCAAATTGCTGGAAGTTCCTAAAGCTGTAAAAATAAATTGTATATTATTTAAAAATTATAATTTAAAGCAATTAATGGTAGATATTATATTAACATATACTATGACTACTAAAATTTGTGGAAAATGTAAAATAGAACAAAGTATATTAAATTTTGGATTATTAAAAACAACTCAAGATGGTCATAGATATGACTGTAAAAACTGTAGAAAAAAATACCGTGATAAAAATAAAGAATTAATAAAAGAAAAACTTCAAAAATATTATGAAGACAATAAAGAAATTCTTTTAGAAAAAAATAAACAATACAGAGTTGAAAATATTGATAAAATAAATATACAAAGAAAAGAATATCGTAATCGTGAAGATGTTAAAAAGCATATTAAAGAAAAAAATAAAGAATATTTGCCCAAAAAGAAAGACAATATTAAATACAAAAGAAAAACAGATATAAATTTTCAAATTTCTGAAATCTTAAGAAGTAAAATTCACAAAATGATAAAAGGTATTAACACTTCTTATCAAACTATTGTAGGTTGTGATATTGATTTTTTAAAGAAATGGATTGAATATCGTTTTGATGAAAATATGTCTTGGGATAATTTAGGAAAATATTGGGCAATAGATCATATTATTCCTATTAATGCTTTTAATTTCAAAAACGAAACAGATATAAAAATATGTTTTCATTGGACTAATTTACAACCACTTACTTGCTATGAAAATAGATCTAAATCTGATAAATTGTTATTACATTACTATTTCAATAATATTGTATCAATTCACAGATTTCATTTTAAATATAAACAATTTATGGGGTACCAAATGATAAATGAAAGTTTATCATGGCTGAGAAATAATGAACTCAGGTACGGTAAAAATCCCCCAGATATTACAATGGATAATCAGCAGCCAAGACTCTAAGTTCGATATGATAAGAATATGAGAAAGGTTCAACGACTAAACGGTTTTGGGTTTGAGAAGTTTAATCAACTTCGATGATAGCTTAAGATATAGTCTATTCCCTAGAAACAAAAAATACACCGAAAGGTGGGGTAAATCGTGATGTGCAGTATCACGAAGTTAAAATCAACCTTGATATCCGCCCTATTGATGAATG